GATTCAGAGCGATCCACGACTGGCATCAGCACGCCGATGGAACCGATGCGCGCGCTCGGGGTGGCGTAGATCGCATCGCTTTGTGAAGCCGCCCAGTAAGCCGCGCTGCAAAGCTGTCCCGCTGTGAATGCATAAGTGTATTTCTGCGCGGAAAGATCGGCGATGGCCTGTGCCAGTTCCGGCGTGCCGCTGACCGTTCCGCCTGGTGAATCGAAATCGAGTAATACTGCCTGCACGTCAGGCCGGGACTGTGCTTCACGGACTGCGGCAATCACTTCATCAGTGTCCGTGGCGCCGAAAATCAGCCGGGCGATAATGTCCGGCTTGCGCATGATCGGGCCTTCGATGTCGATGATGCCCACGCCGTCCTCAACGGTGAGCAATGGCGAATCGGGTTCAGGACAAAGTTGCGGAGGTGGCGAATTGAAAAACGATTGCACGGCGCTCACCAGCGCAGCATGAGCCTCCGGTGTGATGAGCCAGGGTTGTTGGAGAAAGAGAGCTTCAGCGGGTTTCACGCACCTGCCGGGGTGTCAACGAGCACTCTATCCGGGTTGCCTGATTCCGTTGATAGCAGGCGGGTCTTCCGGTTCGCCGACCACAGGCGTTGCATCCGTGCCGCCGGTTGGTTTCCACAGGAGTTCGAGCGGCACGTCATACTTCTTCGCCAGATCGAGGAGAAACCTGGCATTTTGCGCGCGAATTTCCGCTTGTTCCTCAAAATCAAGCCCCAGTTCGGCATACGATTCCTCCAGAGTTTTGAGCCCCATTTCCACATCAGCGCGATTCTGCTGCGCTTCGCGTCCTGCATCCACAGTCACCCTGGCAGGTTTCTGGAAACGAACCTTCCACCAGCCGGTGATGGCAGGCAATGCGCCCGTAGCAATGGCATCTCCAATCACATAAGCCCAAACGGGACGAAGAAGGCGTTGTGTCAGGGTCAACTGCCGATAGGAAAAACGGCGGCCAGCTTTTGCCACGACAAGTCGCACGCCAGCCCCGCCGATGCTGCTGGAATCCGCCGCAAACTCATACGGAAGCACGCCAAGCGCGGAATCCCGCCGCAGATGATCCAAAAATCCGGTGAATGTCGGGCTTGGCCGATTGGATTGAAAACTTTCGAGAGATTCATCCGGCTTGAGCGCCACGAGTTTTCCGCCGATGATGCGTTGCAACGCCGAGGGATCGCTTGGTTCATCATCGACCCTTTGGTCTGTGCGCAGCGAAAAATCCCCGCTTTCATCAAGTTCGCCCCTGGCAGTCTTGAGTATGCGTGCAACATCCGAATTGTCTTTGACGGCATGTTTTTCGAGCGCAAGCAATTCGATCTCGTCGAGTACATGATTGATCGAGTGCTGGATGGTTGCCGCATGTCGCACGGCGCTGATGGATTCCGGTTCAAAAACATGCAGCACGCTTGAAGCCGGGAGATCGCGATAAGTCCCGTCATCAAGCAGCAGTCGATAAAACAACGGAGCGCCCACGGCATCCATGCCGATGCCGTCCACGGTTTCCGTGCCGCCCACCTCATCGCCGATCCGGTGCGACTCGATCAGTTGCAGCACCGGACGTTGCGCGGCGTCTCGTGTCTTAAGGATGAAGTATTCCCCGTCCACATCAATTCCGCGGCAGACGAGCGACTGGCATTCCGCAAAAGAAAACCGGCGTGTGATTTCGCATTGGGACGACCAGTTGGCGAAGTATTCTTCGGCGACGCGGTTCCAGTTCTGATCGGGCGATTGCGCCTGCGGTTTGATTCCATCGCCTGTTGAGTAAATCGCCATGTTGCCGACCAGCTCGCGAACGAACCCAGAGTTTTTTTGCAGGTAGCGGGAACGGCGAACCAGTTCCTTGCGAATACCGGGAGTCAGGTCTCGCTTGGCGTCTCCCGGCATGGCTCCAGGCACCCGGCTACGGCGCGGCGACCAGTTGGCGGACTCGTAAGGGCTATACCAGCCGAACGACAAAAAGCGGGAGGCGAGTTTTAAGAGACGGTTCATTTGTCCAGAAATGGCCATACCCGCGATTGAGCGACACGGCGGCGGCGTCCGTAGGTTTCAGGATCAAGCGTACGCAGCGCAAAGGCGCATTCCTCCAGCACTTCCTTCACCGGCATGGTGAACTGCTTTATTGCGGTGGAACCGCTGTCACCCCATTGCATGAGGGTTTTGCCCTCCAGAAGCATTTCTTTGGCTTTCGCCTGAATCTGGAGAACCTCGGCAACGGAAAAACCGACGATGAATAGACCCTGGGCCATACCGAGGGATGGGTGTCAACGGACATTGACCAATCTGCTATGTTACCTGCATGAGTCACTTTTGGGCAGATTGGGATCCTGTAACACATAATCCGCAAATCATTCGCAGAGACACCCGAATCTACTGGTCGCCTCAATCTGGGATGACTAAAGGCAACTGTGTGGGTACTTTTTTTGGCGAAAATCCTGGTTCAGGACAGGCATCCTCCGGGCTTCGTCACGTCGGACATGATGCTATTATTGATAGAATCAGAAAACCAGGTGATCCCACATTGCGTTTAATTCTGGATATTTGGCAACTCGCGATTCGTCATGGAAAGCCCACGCCAAAGGACGACGATTTTATCGAGGTATTAAATACCTATTATTTCCGTAATGGAACGAGTGGAGCTTCTTTGATTGCGTGGCGATCATGCGGAGGTGCTTCCATTCACAATCCTCCTCCTTCTTCCAATTCACAATTTGCCATCCTCGGATGGGGTGTGGGACACAGCTTAACTCCCGAGGCTAGCGCAGCAGTGAGCCTTCTTGCTGCTCATCCTCGGATCATCATTCCCGATAGCAAGGCACGTATTACGGTTATGCCTGGTCACAGTCTTGGAACTTCAACACTGGTTTCAGCTCCGGCGGCTCCAAGTTACATCTTAATGAGAAGCAAGCTTCTCTTGCCGATTTACAAGACAAGTGTGGCGAACGCTCTGTGAACGAGCTACGCGATAGGATTGCCCTTTGCCAGTCTCTCCCGGCAGTCCGCCAGCGTGAGGCCGATTTTCAATTGAAAATGCGGTTGATCCTCGATGCCTTGCCAGTCGCCGCCCCACTCAAGCCCGATACTCTTTCCGATCCACCCGGCTTTTGCGTAAAGGGGTGATTCTTCAATATAACGAATCCCATCGAAAATTCCGATGTCCCACGCGATGCCGAAATTGTGCCATGAGTAGCCGCCTCTGGCATTGGTGACAATTGGTCCAGCTTCGGTACGGCCTTGGGCATAAAGAGCATCCTGTTCCTCATAAGTGCGGGTGCCGCAGATGATCTTGAGCGGGATTCCGGCAGCGAGACACGACGTCATGAATTCACGCGCCTTGGCCTGCGCGGCGGGAAGCAGCGTGTTGATGTTGGATTCGGTGCGTGCGTCGAAAGTCATGGAAGCGGTCGGGGATGAAAAACCAAAAAGATGTAAAAGCCAATCAAACATGCCGTTATTGTGCAGAATCCGAAGTACGTGCCTTCGCAGCGGCATCATTCAGACCCACGGCGATACTTTCCACAATGGCAGCGGACTTCTCCTTACCCGCTGCATCCAGCGCGTTGCTAGCTACGGTTCCAAGCGATCCAGCCAATTGCTGCCACGCTGCGCCGTCGTTTGGACTCCAGATTTGCACAATCTTGGCCACGTCATCGGAATTGACGATGGTGGTTTCATTCTGCCGTAACCCCGTCGCTATGGAATCCAGAAAATCGGCTTTGAAATTTTTGTCTGCCTCATCCGTGGCCACGGAAATCAAGACCTGCTCGGCAACACTCAATGCGCGAGTGCCCACGACCGCCAGGGTATTGTCGATTTGGGATTGATGGGCATTGATCCAAGCACAGCCGGAAAGTGTGAATGCAGGAATCAGCGCAGCGAGAATCAGCGGAGTGATCTGCCGTGTTGGTGTCGGAGGTGGAGGCGTCTGATCATTCAGAACGGTTCCGCCCGTAACGCGCTTGTCCTTCGCTTGTGCAGCAAAGGTTCCGCCGGAAATCACCGCGATAATACCAGCGAAGCCAGTCACGTAACTACGCGCGATTTCCGGCAGAAACGCGACGAGACTTGGATTGATGGCAATGGCGGATGCGAGAACCGCGATCCAACCGCTCAGTGTGGTGCGCCAATTAGCGCCGAGTAGTTTGTTCATGCCTGCGGCGCGGCGTCAACTTTCGCGGCCAGAATTTGAACGTGAAATCCGGGGCTGGCGGCGTTTTCCATCCCAGTTTTCCCCGAGCGCGGGCGGTTGCGCACACAGGTGGTAGCAGACCACGGTTGGCAGGTGTCTTCGGTGGGAGAGCGGCCATTGCGCCGCGAACATCACGTCGTCATGCGCGGCGGTTCCGAGACTGTAGGGATACATCTTCTGGCATCTCGCGTGCCACAATTGAAAGAATCCGATTGGCACATAGCCGCGCAGCGGATCGACATACCGGGGAGAGAGAGGCCGATTATGACCCGGATTAAGAAACGCAGACCAGGAATGCTGCGGTTCGTGGGCAAGCCGCGCTTCCAGCGCATCCAGTTCGTTGAGCCCGATCACATCGACCCGATCCGCACCATAAATGCAGTTTTCGTCCAGATGGGTGTGATTGAAAAGGATGCGCCGGAAATTATCGGGGAGTAGAATGTCCGCATCGAGATGGAGCCGCCATCCGTGATACTGAAAGCGATCAAACCCGACATTTATCGCCGCGCCTTTGTTGAACCGGCGTCCGTTCTTGCGGAACAGATCGGTCTGCACGCAGATCGCACCGTGCTTGCGGGCGACCTCCTGCGTTTTTTTATCCTCATGCGACGTTACCACGATCATTGTGTCGAGGTTCGGATGATTACGGGCAAGCGTCTCATCGAGTACGTCATCGAAACCGATGCAGGAGGTTACGGCTTCGATGCGGAGGGATTCCGACGCAAAAAGTTCAGGCTGGGATGCGTATTGGTTCATGCGCCCGGCGCGGCGTCAACTCAGGCAACAAATTTCTATTTGAATTCTCGTGCCAACACGAGATTTGAAATCAAGACTGACTACCCGAATCCTCAGTTAAAGTTGTTTTTCCGCTATCCAAAGGCTTGCCGGACTCCACGCTTTCCCGTCCGACCAGTTTAAGCATGAACGCAGCGGCGATCTGCATGTTCTCGGCATCCCAGTAATGGTTGGGGCGTTTGCCGATCTGTTCCCAGAACCATTTTCCGTTCTTTTTCACCCGTTGCTCGCTTTCCATCTGCGCGAGATAGTCGTCGTCGATGTCGTCAGCCACTTCCCAGGTCGGACCTTGATTCGCATCCTGGTTGCGGCGCAACCGCGCGAGCGCATCCTTCACGTTGAGATTGCTCCAATAATGGACATTGCAGGATTTATTGTGACCGAGCGACACCTTCCGGCGTGGCGAATAAAACCGCTGTAAGCTCTGGCCTGCCTTGGTCTGATGCACAAACGTCAGCCGTTTGTCGCCAATGAGCGCAACCCATCCGCGTTTTGAGCACTCTCGATAGACGTCATAGGTCGCGTGACCGGCATCGAGAAACACAAGCTGTGGGTGGATGCTAAAACGTTCCTGCAAAGCGTCAATGTCGGTGTAGGAAAGAAGCTTTTCATTCCAGACCAGACGGGACGAACCGTTTGCGCTCCATGCGCGCACGACGGCAAAGAAGTGATCCATCTGCACGTCCACCGTGAGAAGGATGAGTTGAACGGAGATTTCGGAAGGATCATACGGGGCGGCAATAATCCGACCCTGCCGGGTGACTCCGGCGGTTTCCTCCCAGCTTTCCCCTTTCCGGTACCCGGTCTTGGTGATTTCGAGCTTGTAGTCCTCAACATAATCGCGCCACGGAAGGGCGAGGCGCTTTTGATAGAATTGCTGGAGCAACGTGAGATCGCCGCGCCGCGCCACATCTTTTGCGCGCAGATACAGCTCGGCCAATGCTCCCCAGCTCATCGTGGAGATCGAATTCCAATGAAAGCCAACATTCTCGCATGCGGCTCGCAGATTTTGGGGAACAAAACGTCCTGTCATATTCAACTCGCGCCGAGTGCGGTCCGTGTCCTCAAATTGCAACCCGCAGCCCTCGCAGCGCAGCGAAGCCGTGCGACGGACTTCACCAAAGTCCCACTGGCCGTTTTCATCGCGCGCCGATTTGGACCATTCGATGTTTTCCCATTTGAACGGCTGGCGCACTCCGCACGAGGGACAGGCAAACGTCCACTCGCGCATGTCGGTTGTCTCGAACTTGCAGTGCGTGTCGTCATTCTCCTCGCCGCCTTGGGACATAAACACGCATTTCCCCAGCCAGCCGAACGCAGTGACCCGCGCCTCCGCTTCCGCCATGTGCCCCACCGGCCAGCGCCATGTTTCATCCCCGAAAAGCCAGCGGATGGAGCGCCGCTGAAGGTTGGTTTTGTTGTGCGCGCCAAGCACCCAGAGCGACATGCCGTTGCGAAAGTGGATCGTGTTCTTGCGCCGTTTATGACGGTCACGAGGGAAAAGCGAACGCACAGCCTCGCATTCCTCGAAAAGCTTTTGTAGTCGGGATTCAGACTGGTCTTCCGCATCCTCGTCCGTCTGATCGAGCCAGAGAGTCGGCCCCGGCAGATTCGGGATGATATAGGAAAGCGCCAGTTCGCCCACACACGTCTTGCTGGACTGGATCGAGGCGATGATCGAAACAAGCCGGACTTTTGGATCAACAATGGCTTCGAGCGGCTCGCGAATCTGCGGCGAGTTTTCGGAGCGGAAGCGGCCTGGGATCGGCGAATACGGAATCGAGACGACGTGATCCTCAGCCCATGCCCATGGGGGTCGGCGGTCGGGCGGACGCCACGCCTCTTGCCAGATTTCAAGCAATTGCCCGTTCATGCGCCGTGGAGAATGGCAAGCACCTCGTCTATCGCCTTGCGGCATTCTTCCTGGATGCCGGTCGCATCGAGGCCGGAGAGAACCGGCGGCAACTCCTGCTCAAATTTGCGCCGCAAAAGCGAGGTTGCCTGGCCGACCAGCCGCGTCCAATCGGTTTTCACCTGCTCGACAGCCACGAACTCGCCCCGCCGAACGGACAGCCGGAACTCGCGATCCTCAACTTCGGCCAGCAGCTTGCGAGCCTTCAGCCGGGATTGTTCGTCGGTGGGGCCGACATCTCCGCCTTTAAGTCCGCGCCGTGTCATGAACTCCCGCCATGCCTGCACGTCATGGAGCCCGTTCGAGCGTGGCTTGGGCGCATCCTCGAATTTTTTCCAAGAGTTGACGGCTTGGCGACTGACACCGAGTACGATGGAAAGTTCGGCGTAATCCTTTGCAAACGGCGGCGTGTCGGACGGCGAACCGGATGCCAATGTTTGCAGCATTGCGCGTTCGGCGCGGCTGATCTTGCCGCCCGACTGCACCCGTTTGATGAGATTGGCGAAGTCCCGATTGAGAAGACGTTTTGCTACGTCCGCTGGAATGGCGTCCATTCCAACAGAGGCGCGTCAACTCTCTGGATCGTTGCGCAACGAGAACTCAGAGGTTGAGCGCCCATTTGTTATTCGGTGAAATATCGCTTCGACAAATATGAATAATAATTGGGAATAGGGGCCATATCCGGATCGATCCGTGCAAAAAGTTCCTGGTAGGTCATTGCCACGAAGGTTACCCCGTCATCAATGCGATCAGCAAAATCTTGAACCTCTATCCGATGCTCCGCCGCTTCCTCACATCCACTGTCAAACCAGATGTACCAAAGACGAGGCGACTGGCGAGTCGTGTATGCAAGCCCGAGCAGATGCTTCAGCAGTTGACCTGCGGATAGCCGCCGGTAGTTCACTGCGTGTCCAACCGCACTCGCCAACTCTTGGCAGAGCGGCAGACCGCAGGCCGACCATCGCTTCTTGCCGTTAGAAAAGTACTTATCCTCGAGAGGAGCGTGGCTTTTCTTGTCTCCATACGGCTCCGTGAACTTGCACTCGATCCCAAGAGGCTGAATCTGATCTCCGTCGAGCACGACATCGATGTGAGGTGGGATGCTGCTAAGCCCGTGATGATACTGCTGCTCGAAGCTAAGTGCATTCCCTCGAATCTTCGCCCCGAGAGCGTTGGCAAGCGGCCGTAGATCGGCACCGCGCCATGGGTCAAAGACGTTGTAGCTCAGGGCAGATGA